TAAATTAGAACCTCCAATTAAACTATGATTAACATAAATTTCAATAATATTATTGGTATTTTTTTTAATATCAATGAGTTCATTATTATGATAAATATTATTAATATTATTATCACATAAAGAATTAATTAAGGTTAACATATCGTGTGATTCAATATTTGTAATTATATTTTTATAAAATATTTTATTAGGATTTATTTTAATACATAATGTTTTTTGATTATCTTTTAAATTATGAAAATTATCTTCTAACGACATTTATTTAATAAATTAAGTAGTTTTTATATTAGAATATAATTAAATTTAAATATTCTTTAATTTTATCTAAAATATTATTATCTAAAAATTTAGATCTAAAAAATGCATCATAAATATTATTATTTTTATATTGTAAAATAAATGATATATTATCTTTAATATCTATTTTATATTCTATTTCTTGTAATTCAATTAAAATATGGTTAATAGGTATAGTATTTACAATTTTTTTATTTATTATACTATTATCTATTAATAGTTCAATACCATTAATAGAAATTGACTCAATTTTTTTGTCATTAGGATATAATCGATTTATGATATCATTTTTAATTTCAAAAATACCAAAATCAGAATATATTCTTTTAATATATTTTGTATTACTAATTAAATTATTATTATTAAAAGACATCGGTAAATTTTTTATATATATGAGCATATATATCTAAATAATAAAGTATTTAAACTTATTTTATATAATAATTTTAAGAATGACACATTTCATAAGGGTAGAAAAAGATGGAATATTAAAAGAAGAAAGTTTTAATGATATAAATAATTTATATAAAGATTGTAGTTTAAGAAAGCCCGAAGGTTTTGAGATAATTAAAAATTATGAAATTAATGATAAATTATATGAAATTTGGGGCCGGATAAATGGTAGAACTAATATTTTAAATAAATATAAATTTCCAAATATAAATATTAATATTTATGGTGTATGTGCTATTATATGTAAAAAAAATAATGAGTATTTAGATCTAACTTTATTAGATTGGAATAATTATATTAGTAATTTAAGTAATATTAAATTAAAAGATGATTTAATTAATAATAATGTAAATAATGATGATGATAATGATGATAATGAAAGTGATAGTGAAAGTGAGTTTGATGATTATGATTTAGAATTAAAGTCAGAAGATTATTTATATTCAAGTGAAGAAGAAGATTAGTTTTTTATATTATTATAAATTTCTCCATTAAGAAATTGTACTGTATTAAAAGTGGTACTTCTATATGCTATTATCCACCATGATACATTACTTGATGTATATAGTACATATTTACATGTAGACATAATTAACAATATAGGTAATAATAAAGATATATCATTATAATTTTCTTCTTTATTATTTGTATAGTGTATTCCCTCTAACAAATAATTAACTTTGTTTTCTTTAATAAAAATTAAATTCTGTAATTTTTTACTTTTAATAAAATCATAAAATTCTCCATCATCTGTTTGTAATAAAATATTAATATTTTTATTTGAATTAATAATTTTTAAAAGTGTATTAAAAATTGTGTTAAAATTTTCGCGCCCAGTTTCTTTATATTTATCGCATCCTCTATAGTATAGAGCTACAGTATTTTTAGGATCAATATTATATTTTTTAATTAAATTATTATATATATCCATAATTCTTTGATTTGGTTTATAATATTTATTTACAATAGGTGATATTATTCTAAAATTAGTATAATTATAATTCCAATAGTGCAATCCAGTTTCGTGACATTTTATTGAATTACTTACTATAGGAACTTTCATATATTTAATTTTATTTTTATCAGGTTCTTCAAAAAAATCATATGTAATAGGTTTATTATTCTTTTGATAAAGTAAAAATTCATTAGTAATATCTATTTGACTTGGTAAATGTGAAAATTTATTAATAATATCTATTATCTTTTCTAATTTGACTGTGTTACAAGAAAAAAATCCATTCCCCTCGTTACAATTTATACAAATACCGCGTGGAACTCTATTAGTAAGTTTTTTATAATTATATATAGTATCGGTAAGGTTATTATCATGCCGACTACCTCTAAAGAAATTTTTTTTTTTATGAAACATATTCATTATATATATTATTAATATTATATTAAAAATATTTATAAAATTGATTATTTAAATATAAAATTTTATAAAAGATAAAATGATAGCAATAAATAATGCTGATAATTTTAGAGATAATGTTAAATTACAATTAATAGAGTTACTTAATGGTAAGGATAAATATGGTATTAATTTAGAAAAAGGAATATATAATTCAGTATTAAAAATGGCAGAAGATAGAAATATTGTTAAAAAATGGGAAAATAGTTATTTTGTTGAATTATATATAAATAAATTTAGAACTATTTATAATAATTTACAAAATAACAATGTAAAAGATTTAATTATTAATAAATCAATTAAACCGCATGAATTAGCCTTTATGACACATCAAGAAATGTTGCCTACAAAATGGAGTCATTTAATTGAAGATCTTAATATTAAAAATATCAATAAATATACGCCAGTATTAGAAGCAGCATTAGATGGAAGTGAAGAATGTAAAAAATGTAAAGCAAGAGGATTATCTAAAGAAGAATATAGTAAATGTACATATTATCAATTACAAACACGGAGTGCTGATGAACCAATGACAACGTATTATACATGTATAAATTGTGGATCAAGATGGAAACGTTAAAATATTATATATATATAAAATGAAATTTCTAAATTGTATGTATGGCATAGTAAATTTTTGCACATATTTACATGAATATATTCCAATAGTGAATACAAGATTGATGGTTCCTCTTTTTAATTATCCATTTATAGATTCATTTAATTATGGATGTATAGAGAGAAGAAATTATAAAAATAAGAATGGAATAAGATTTTTAGTTCAAGATCATCATTGCATTCCATATCAATTTAGAAATCATCCTTTATTAAAAAAAACACAATTTAATATAAATTGTTCAAGAAATTTATTAATGATGCCAACATATTATGGAAAAGAAAAATTAAATTTGAATAATAATATAAGAATTCATGATGGAGGACATTCACAATATAATAAATTTATTGGTAAAAATTTAGAATTAATATATAGAGAATATCATACACTTGATGAGCAGCAATATCAATTATGGTTATTACTCCATTATTTAAAAGATAATATAAAGTATAATAATGATATTATTCCATGGGAATAATTATTTATATTTTAATATATCAATTTCATTGGTAGTTGTAGGAAAATTTTCTTCACCATAAACTTCTTGTAATAATAGCCACTCAAATAGTCCGCCTGTATAAATATAAATATTATTAAATCCCAAATTTTTTAATTGTTTATATTTAGTTAATACTGAATTATCATAACTATTTTTTCCATATATAATTATTTTAATTTCTCTATTGGTCTTAATATATTTATTAAGTAATTCTATTTCTTTGTCAATAGAAAGTGTATTTAATATTAAACAATTTTGATTATTACTATCTAGTGTATTAATAATAAGACAATTAGAATCTTTAATATTATCTACCATATTTTCAAAATTGTAGTTTCTTTCTATTGCTGAATTTTCAAATAAATTAAATAATCGCATAATTAAAATAATAAATATTTTATTTATATTAATATTAACTTAAATAAAATATTATTGATAATCTTCTGGATTTTCTTCTTCAAAACTACTAATTGTATTAATATCAGTATCAAGTATTTTATTCTCTCCAATAATAAAATCAATACACTCTTTTGATACTAGATCTCTATATTGTTTTCTAATATCTTTAATATTATTATTTTTAATATATTTCCATTCTTTAAATTCCATAATATTACCTTGTGCTGTATCCCAAAATCCAATTTTTTTAGCAATTTCTGCCCATACATCATCAAGTAAATCTGGATGACCTACATTTGGAATAATAGATATACTTACAGTCCCTGTAATATTAGGATCTTGCCATGAAGGAAGTGACTTTAAACTATCATATAATTTTTCAGCTTTAAAAATTTTAACAGGAAATTTAGGTTCAATTGTAACTCTATCAACATCAACTTGTGTAAAAGAATCTAAATTAACTTTTGGTAAACATATAGGATCAATTAACATTGCTTTATTAATACGATTAGATTCTAATACTTCCGGATTAAAAGAAGAATGTGAAATATATGAAACAGTATTAACATTTAATCCATCTGCTATATCAAAAATATCATTTTTTGTTAATGGTGTAAAATCATTAATAGAAACAATTGTAACCTTTTCTTTTAAATTATTAATAAATTCATTATATAATTGTCTTGGCATAGTATTAAATAAACCTGATGAAAAAATAACAGGAGGACCTGTTCCAACAAGTGATACTTGTTTTCCTGAATTTAATGTTATTGTAGGGTTAAATAGTTGAAATCCTAATACTAAGAAGCTAAATACACTAAACATTTATATTATTGGATAATATATTTTTAAACTATTTTAAAAAATTTTAATTAAATTCTACAACAATTTCTATTTCTTCTTTTTTAATACTTTTTGATGCTGATATAGATAATTCTTCTCTCTTTTTTCGGGTTTTAGCATTGTAAACATTCTTTTTTTTTGAACTACTATTTCTATTATTCATATCTGATTCAATTTCACTATAATTATCTTCTATATATTTAACTACATCATTTTGAATTGCCCATTTAAAAAAATTTAATTGTCCAATTGTAGTTTGAATAAATTGGTCATTTTTATATGGTACAGTAATTCGTTGCCATCTACAAAAAGGATCAAATCTCTTTTTTGAATATGCTTTTAAATTTAACTTATAATCATTATAAACTTTAAATCTATTTGTCTCTCCCCTATCAATTATAGTATAGTGTTTTTTAGCATAATTAGTTGCAAACCAATCAACTATTCTAAGAGAAATTCTTGAATTACCATTTATAATACTTAACATTTTATCCATATTAATATTATTATTATTGTTATAATATTCTAGTAATTTATTTAATAATAAATCATTTTGTTTAATATAAGCCATTTTATTTAATTTAAAACTATTAATATTTAAGTTAAAATATAACATATTTAATTTAAATATTAATATTATATATTAATAATGATTATTAATGAATACAAAAATATAAAATTTAATATAGGTAAAGATGCTAATGATAATTGGTATATGTTAGATATTTTTTCAAAAATTAATAATAAATATATCTGGTTTCATTTAAATAGTTTTTCATCTCCATATGTTATAATGGAATTCTGTAAGGATGACTTAGAAAAAAAATATACTAAAGATGAAATAATAGATATTTTAAATTATGGTTCAAATTTATGTAAAAATAATAGTAAATATAAATTTCTTAAAGATATAAAAGTTATATATACATCATTAAATAAACTTAAAAAAACTGATAAAATTGGTGAAGTCATAATAAGTGGTAAAAAAAATTTATTATCTTTACATTAATTTATTAAGACTTTTCTAAAAAAGAATCTTTTGGTATTAAAAATTTTTCTTGATCATTTATTACATCACTAAATTTTTTTGTTAAAAAAGGATTTTGATATGTTTGTACTAACATTGGTCTTTCCTGTAAAAAAGTTTCATATTTATTTATATTAAATTTTTCTTTATTTCTTGTCATTTCTGCTCTCAGGGGAATATTACTTATAATTTCATTTTTATTATTTAAAATAGGTTTATCTGTTTTATTTGTTTTTGTAAATTTTTCTCCTTTGCTCCATTTAAGTTCAATCATATAATAATATATAAGTTTTTTCTTTGTTAAATTAAATGAATATTTATTCAATTAAAGAATGTTTAGATAAAAGAGAAGAAATTTTTAATCTTTTATCTCAATTGACAGATTCTCCTTTATTAAATCAGTCTGATTTTAATAATATAGTTAATAATCTTTCTGATAAACATAAAATATATGTTTATATTGAAAATAATAAAGTTTTAGGTATAATAACTGTATTTATTGAACAAAAATTAATTCATAATGGATCTAATGTTGCACATATTGAAGATTTAGTTGTAGATAATAATTTTAAAAATATGGGCATTGCTACTAAATTAATAAATTATATATTAGATAACTTAGAATATAATATATATAAAATTATTTTAGATTGTAAAATAGAATTAAAAGATTTTTATTCAAAATTTGGGTTTGAGAATAAAAATATTCAGATGGCAAAATATATCTAATAATAGATAAATCTTTTCCATAAAGCAAATAATAAAATTGCTGCACTAAATTGCGCAATTAAATAAAATATTGTATCTTTTTTATCATGTTGTCCTATAAAGTATTTACTTATAGTCACAGCTGGATTAAAATGAGCTCCTGATAATTTAGAAAATAATAAAATAAGTATAGTTATACCTATTCCAATAACAAATGCATTACCTTTACTAAAAAAAACTAATAATAAAAGTAAAAATGTACCTAATACTTCTATTAAGTATACTATAATTGGATTACTAACTTTCATAACTATATTATATATAAATAAATTAAATATAAATTTATAAAAAATAATTATGGACTGTAACAAAATAATTAATGAATATATAATTAAAATAAAAACTAAAATAGATAATAATGAAAATGATAAAGAATTTTTTGAATTAACAAAATTATTAGTAAATTATTTAGATAGTAATTTAATTAATAAATTTACAACAAATGATATTGTAAATAATAATGATTATATTTTAGCTCAAACTGCTATTAAATTTTATCATAACAAAGATTATAATCTTTGTAATAATATTATTACAAATATTTATAATAAATATAAAGATAGTAAATTAATTGATATAAAATTATTACATATAATAGGTAGTTATATTACAAGTAATACTTATTATAATTGTAAAATAGAAGCATGTGATAAATTAATAAAAATTTTAGAAAATAATGATTTATCTATATTATCGGTTAATTTTACTCAATATCTTAAAAACACTATATGTCATTATTATTTAAAAATAGGTTTATACGATAAATGTTATCCTTATATTAATAATATAAATTCATTGCAATATTTTAATTGTAATGAAATGAAAATTTTTTCTATAAATGATACTAATAAATCTCTATTATTATATGATGGTGGTGGATTAGGTGACTTTTTTATGCTTGCTAGATTAATATTTCCGTTAATTGAATTATATAAAAATAATATTATATATGTTTTAGTGCCACCAAAACTTAAATGGATTTATGATAAAGTTTTTGATAATTATATAAATATTAATATTATAGATAAATTTGATAAGTTAAATTATGATTATCATTGTTCATTAATAAAATTAATACATTATTTAAATATTAATTATGATAATATACCTTTCAATAATTATTTAAAAAATATTAACATTACAAAAACATTAACATCAGATAATACAAAAATGTGGATTAAAAGTAATATTAATCATACTTATATAATTAATTGGAAAGGTAATAATAATAATTTAAATGGAACTGATAGAAATATTCCTTTAAATAAACTAGAAATTATTTTTAATACAAAATTTAATTTTATTGTATTGACAAAAGAATTAACTAATAGTGAAAAAAATATTTTGAAAAAATATAATAATGTTATCATATGCAGTGATAATATTGATAAAGATAATGCTTTTAGTGATACAATTAAAATTATAAAAATGGTAACAGGAATTATAACTACAGATACAAGTTTAGTACATATTGCTGGAACATTAAATGTTCACACAATTTTATGTTTAGATTATGGTTATCATTGGATTTGGGGAAATGGTATTAAAAGTAACTGGTATCCAGATATTAAAATTATTAAACAGGATAGTCCATTAAATTGGAATAATGTAATTAAGAATGTAATAGAATACATAAATAAATATAAAATTGAAATTATTTAAAAATATATATATAATATATTATAATATGCAGATCTTTGTTAAAACACTAACAGGAAAAACAATTACTCTTGAAGTTGAACCTTCAGATACAATTGATAATGTAAAGGCAAAGGTACAAGACAAAGAAGGTATTCCACCGGATCAACAGCGTCTTATTTTTGCAGGAAAACAATTAGAAGATGGACGTACACTATCTGATTATAATATTCAAAAAGAGTCTACTCTACATTTAGTACTTCGTTTACGTGGAGGGTTTTAATAAATTATAGAGAAATGAAAAATTGAAAAATATATTTTTTAATTTTGTGATTTAAAATGACTACAGGAACTTTCCTCAACATTTCAAATCAAAATATGCATAACATAATAAATAATACAAATAATAAAAATATTAATTATAATAATTATAATAATAATTATAACAATATTGATAATATATGTAATAGAACAGGTATTACATATATTAATGACTTATGTAATATAATTTTTAATAAGTTTGGTAATATTATTGATAATAATATTATGAATAATTTTAATTTAATAAAATTAGAAATGAAAAATTTATATAATAGAATTGG